TGCTTTAGGACTACCTCGTGAGTTCTTTAACAACAACCCATCAAACGCTCAGATTGAGGCATCACTTGATGGCAAGGTTTTCCGTGCCAAGGTTGGTTCTCGTACATGGAACGGTGACAAGCGTAATGAACTCACCAAGTACTATGTTCAGAGCAACCAAGTTGCTGCCCCTGTAGCGAGCACTGCTGGTGCTGCGGTTCCACCGCCACCACCTGCACCTGCTCCTGCACCTGCTAGTGCGCCACTTTCGGCACCAGCAGACGCTCCTTTCTAGGAACCACTAAAGAGGGACATCGCTCGCTATAATTAGTAGTGGGCGGTGTCCCTTTTCACATATACAAATAAGGAAATGATGTCAAAGGTTTTTCTCACTGGTATGTCTGCGCCACAGGCTTCGCCTAGTGCAAACGAAAAGTCCCTAAGTTTTGCTGGGGCACTAAATAAAGTTTTGACCAGTGCTGGTCACGAAGTCACTTGGGCTAGTCCCAGCGTCTATATGACTGAAGAGACTCTAGATAAGTTTGATGCCGTGCTAGTTGGTGTAGCACCAATCAGTAGCGTCGGCTCTAATAGGGTCTACGGTGCTCTTAGTGTAATTAATACGCTAAAGAACTCCAGTAAGTTGACTCTATACATTGACACCCCAAGCACAAGCCAGATTGAGCCAAGCCTAAAGTCTGTAATCTCTAATCCAGATAGCCTCACTAAGTCTTTCTTTTCTTATCGCAAAGAGTACTCTAATGTTGTTGCTGATAAAGATTTGCTCTCGTCGGTAATGGATGGAGTCAAATATCTATACGAGAGTCAGTGGATAACCACTATTTACCCTCAGTTGCCGTGGAAGTCGGAAATAAAAATTTGTATTAATGCTAGGAAAAACCTAGTAGGTATCAACTTGGACTCTCACTTGCTATCTTCAGAACTGGACAAGGTCGATAGAAGACAGAAGTGGGCAATTGATAGCATCTCCTCGCCTTGGGCTAAAAACACTGTTGACACTCTAAGTCTCCCTAACTCTCCTATGAAATGGAATAAGGGCTGGACAGATGAGCAAGTGCTAGAGCAAATTGCCCGTTCTATTGGAGCAATTATCTCGCCTGATAAAAAAGATGGCACTTACTGGTCATATAGATATGTTCAATCTATGAACACAAATACTCCAGTAGTCACAGACTGGAAAGAAAGCCACGCTCTAGGCGATGCGTGGAATGTCTTGGCTACTAGCATTGATACAATGAGTCAAGACAAAAGAGATTTGATTGCTACGGCTCAGCGGGAGATTTACATAGCCAGCATCCCTAGCAAGCAAAACGCTGTAGAAACTCTACAGCAACTAATATTTAGGAAAGACTAATGCCAAAAGTAGACATCGACTGGGTAAAAAACCAGTTTTCTAAAATCAACATCCACAAGGGTACTGGACTAGCAATCATTGAACTACTAAAAGCGTGGGAGCAACTGGACATCAAAAAGCCAGATGTAGCAAAAACTGTACTTTCTGTGTTCTCGGAACTTGCTCAGGGGCACGCCATTGTTCCACCAGATAACTTCACTTGGGTTCAGGCTCGTCGTGGAGACATCAAGGTCAGAGACATTGTTCGTGTAAAAGCAGATGGATTTACTGGAGACGCTGGACACGCTCACAATGGGCGTACTGGAGTGGTAATCGCTATTCGCTCTGGAGACATTATCGTAGACATTACTGACGAGCAAGAGCCAGAACTAAAGGGCGCTCACTATCAGCCAGATGTTCTAGAAAAGAGAGTATCGGCCTAATGAAGACCAAAATTACTTTTGAAGTAGTTGGTAGCAATAAGTCAGATATCGAGCGCAGGGCAATCACTGAAATTTCTGAGTTTTTAGGAATTGAAGCGGGAGCCGTAGAGTCTAAATGCGACATTGAGTTACATATCGAGCCCGAAACAGCAGGGAATTTCAAGGCAACCGTCTATGTGAGGGTAAAGTAATGGGTAATTCAGCACCAGAAAACAAGTCTTGGGCTGCTACTGTCATAAGCAAACTGAAGCCAAAAAGTGTTTTGGATATGGGTCCTGGTGAGGGTATTTATGGAAAAATTGTCCGCACATACTCGCCTAACACTGAAAAACTGGTAGGTGTAGAGATTTGGGCACCTTATGTAGAGCAGTTCCAACTTCGTGAGTTCTATGATGAAGTGTGGATTTGCGATGCTCGTATCTATTCTGACTTCAAATATGACTTAGTAATTCTAGGAGATGTTCTAGAGCATATGAGCAAAGAAGATGCTGTTGCTCTATGGAAAAAAATCTCTAAGCAAGCGAGGTACGCTCTTATCTCAGTCCCAATTATTCACTTCCCTCAGGGGATTCATCACGGTAATCCTTATGAAGTCCATGTAAAAGAAGACTGGACTAGCGAAGAAGTTATAGAAAGTTTTCCTGGCATAGTGGCTCACGAAGACTTTGAAGTTACGGGCATTTACTTAGCAAAGTTTGACAATAGTAAGAAAAAGAAGTAGTATCTATAACACAAATGACAAAAGGACAATCATGCAAACATTCGTACCACTTACCAGCACTGTAGACGACATTGCTAAGGTGCTTGACAACAAGCGTCTAAACAAGCAAGCCCTTGAGGGCTGGCAAATTCTTATGACCCTGCTCGAACTAGACCCGCAAGGCAACCACCGTGTTCCTAAGGGCTGGTACAACCACCCTGCCGTAAAGATGTGGCGTGGACACGAGATGGCTCTCTTTATGTATGTCAACGCAATGGTCGAAGAGTGGAAGTCTCGTGGCTACAAGTCGACTATTGGGACTAAGGCTTGGGGCACTATCCAAGTTGCTATGTCTAAAGGCATTATTAGCGATAGCACACTAGATGCTCCGCAGTGGATTGAAGACAGAGACCTGTTTGAGCAAATAGCATCTAGCCACAGATTAGCCCTGCTCAACAAAGACTACGAGTGGTACTCGCAGTTTGGTTGGGCTGAAGACACTGGCACTAAGCCAGAAACTTACGAATACATCTGGCCTGTGAACTAAATAATAAACGGCGTGTTGCGCTGATTTATTCTATAAAACAAGTTATTCTTTTATAGAGGTAATTCTATGAAAGATTCACGCAAAGGCGAAACTCTATGGAGTGAGTGGTTCGGCAACGGCTACTCAAAAGAAACTCCAGAGTCGCTAGTCTTCTACACGGAAGACCATGTAGACATCCATAACGAAATAGTGAGACGCGCTCTAGCCTCTGCCATACAGCGAGACGGTACAACCGACTCTCTTGGCGAGGCTTTTCGTCTACTAGACGGTCCAGTATTAGTTAGTCACGGCTACGCTGGATTTATTGATGAAGAACTCACCCAATGTGATAAAGACGCAATGACAGCCTACGAAGACGAGGCAGAAAGCGTTCTACACATCACTTGGGTTGAGATAAATGGCAATTGACGACACTAACTGGCAAAGTGAGTCGCTCTGTGCCAAAAAAGAAAATGAGCACATGATTGAGTGGTTCTTCTCTGAAGAACCTGAGGAAAAGTATGCTGCTAAAAACTTATGCTTTAGTTGCCCTGTAAGAAAGGACTGTATCAAATATGCCCTTGAGCAAAAAGAAATTTGGGGTGTTTGGGGTGGCAGAGATGAAAACGAGATTCGTAGGATTCTATCTGTCGATGCTAACGGTGACGAATATCGCAGAGGTCGCTACCCTCAGTGTCCTTTCTGTTTCGCTCGTACTAGCAAACTAAAGACATACATTGTTGACTTGCCAGGTGGTGGTCGGTGGACTACCGCTCGTATGGTTGAGTGTACCGATTGTGGATTTGCTTGGCGTAGTCGCACAAGTGCCAATGCGGTAAATGCTTATCACGCTCAGAAGAGCGACAAGAAAAAGCCTAAGAAGTAAGTTTTACAGTCTTACTGGAATAACGCTAATGTTTTCGCGTGGGTCATAATCTCCGCCAAACACCATTGTCAAAAGCCCTGGCTTTGATTCCATACCTGAACGGTCTCGGAACCACTCGCTACCAGGGTCAGTTGTTGGGCACTGAAGCCACAAGCGGTCGCCAATATCCATCGTGCGGAAGTTGTGGAAGTGTCCTGACACCCAAATGTCTGCCCCGCCTAGTGCGGTTTGACCAGCAGCGTGCCCAGACAAGAACTTCATAACATTATTCTGATTTGCTTGGTGTCCGTGAAAAAGTCCTAGCATTGTGCCGTTGACATCTACGGTAAGTGTTTGGTGCCCAGATGATGGATAGCGAAACTCTACATGGGAGAGTGCTGGGTTTTCGGCGCAAGCATCTTGAACTGCTGAAGCAATCTCGACATTCCAACCATCTGCTGGGTCAGCGGCTACCTGACGAGTCACTTCATCGTGGTTTCCGTTGACTACTGGGACAATAATCCGCTCTGCTAGTGGGGCTAATGCTTTTATTTGAGCCATTAGCAATCTTCTAGCAACACGCACCTGCTCGGTAAGTCCTAAGTCAGAAGATGCTAAACCTTGTAATCTTCCGTTCTGAGATACATTTCCCTCGACATGGTCGCCAGGTAGACCAAGAACAATAGTTCCTAGATTCATACCCATCTTTTGTAGACCCTTGAAGCGTGCTACTGATTGTTCGGTGAGGTTTAGTAAGCGGTCAATTGATTGCTGAGTACCGCCAGAGCCAGTCTTCTTACCGATTTGCTGGTCGCTAGGGAATACAGCATATGTGCCGTCGCCAGTAGCAATTTTGATTTTTCGGTCTGGTCGCCAATTCTTTACTTCATCAATAAGTTTCTCGGCGTCTAAGCGCTCTTCTTGCTCTACTGCTACTGGCAGTAGGTTTACTCGAACTGACTCAAGCCACTCTCCTGAGTAGGTCTGCCAGCGTGAGCGACGAAGTGAAGTCACTGACCAAGCGTTCGGGTCTAGGTCAAACTCTTCAAGAATAGTTTTACTATCTGGGACTTCCCCTGCGGGTCTTGGCTTAGAAATAACAAAACCACCCTTAGATTCATCTACATCTAAGCGTGGTCGCCAATCTTCTGGTGTATTCGTGTGTCGGGTATCAGAGCCAGATTTTCCTGGGCTTGACATATCCTCTAAACGGTCTGAAATAGACATTATTTTCCTGTCACTAGGTTGAAGCAACCGCAATCTTTGCGTCGGTGTCTGTCAACAGTACTTAGACTAATATCATAACCCTCTTCGCGAAGTATTCTGGAGAGCGCGACATTGCTAACTCTGCCTGGAACTCGGTCGGGGATTTCAAAAGTTTCAATGAGACTTTTCTTATCGTTTTCTGACAGGGCATCTCCCGAAAGCATTAGACCGATTTTGCAAGGTCTGATACTAGATTCTTTAGATGCTGACTGAAGTCGTTCTGATAGAGACATAAGTAAATCCTTTGGTCAGTTGTGTCATTTTTTATCCTACCTTATAGCGGCTAGATATTAGTTTTTATTTCCTGCTTCTTTGAGCGGCGTGTCTTTGTCGCTTCTACGGGCTGGGTTGGGATAAGAAACTCTTTTATAAGAGCCAATTCAGTTGTTGTTTTTAGGGCGTGAGACTCGATGGTGTTTACTCGGTCTGCTAGAGATGTGCCACCATTTTCCCAGAGTTGGTGCTCTACTCGGTCTAGGCGTTCAGCCAGTGTGCGACCATTTTTATCAACGCCGATGGATTGACCGATTCGATTAGCAACTCTATAGATTGCTACTAGGGAGCCAATGATTACACCGACTGCCGTAATTACCGCTGCTATGGTTAAAATAACTTCTTGAGGCATGGGCTAAAATAGAACTCTCACTTTGGTCTTCATAATGAAGAAGTCTTATGTATTAGTTTATCTAATAAACGAAAAGCCTATTTTTTCTTTTTGAAATTGGTGGCTTTGCTTGCTCTTTCTGAAATACAAAGTGCTACTATGGTGAGACTAGAACAACAAAAAATGATTGAGAGACGGGTACCGTGGAGAGGCTTTTAGACACTGATGTCATCTGACCACATTGAAAGATTAAAAAAGGCAACCGATTGGTATGCCAAACAGGGGTGGAAAGTTCTTCCTTGCTACGGAATCAATGATTCTGGTCGCTGTACCTGTAATGGGCAACACGATGAACCTAAAGATGTGGGTAAGCACCCAGCCATTGGCGATTGGAACACCCGTGCTACCGATGAAGAAAATGTAGTACAGACTTGGTGGAACAACTCCCCTGAGCACAACATTGGCGTTGTCTGTCAGAAGTCTGGATTCTTTGTAATTGATGTTGACCCTCGTTCTGGTGGCATCGACTCTTGGGAAAAGTTCCAAGAACTTATGGAGTATGACTTACCTGAAACCGTGGAAGCCTACACTGGTGCCTACACATACAGTGGTAAGAACTCTCGTGGTCGTCACATCTACTACAGAATTGCTGATAGCGAGAAACTAATCGGAAACCTGAAGACTCTAAATCTTCCAGGTATTGACATTAAGCACAACGGCTATGTCTTGCTTGCCCCGTCTCGCCACTTCTCTGGCGTGAACTACGAGTGGGTTGACGGTAAGGCTCCTTGGCAGATTCCTATTGCGGAAGCCAATGAAAAACTGCTTTCAGTTTTGCGTAAAGGTGGTCGTAGAAACAGCGGGACTTCTCTTGGGGTCTATGACTGGGACTCTATTACTGACTTAGAGTACCGCGGTGAGTCTGTAGACATCGCCAAGTTCCTTGAAGAAGGAATTGAAGAGGGCTCTCGTGCGGTAGATATCTATAAGTTGGCTTGTGCGCTTGCGAACAAGATGGGCGTTGACACTGAATACAAGCGTATGGCAATTGAAACGCTGATGATTCGCTTCAACTATGAAAAAGTTCGCCCGCCTATGGAACTTGAGGGACCTAACTCTCTGCTAATGCACACTCGTCGTGCGATTGAGTTTGTCTCTGAAAATCCTGTCACCGAGCGTATCTGGCCAGGACTACAAACTTGGGCTGAGCAGAATAAGTCCCAAAATGGGATTACATATCAAGGTCAGACTGAGCGCGAAAGCACATCTGACCCAGATGATATGGAGATTTATCAGAGCACTGACTTACACGGAACCGTTGGCGGTGCTGTAGACGAGGCTGCTCGTAATGGAATCTCTATTGCCGAGGCTTTTGGTTCTGGCGATATCGATATTCCTAAAGACCCAGACGCAATCACTGAAGCAGAGGGTGGAACTCCAGGCAAGCGTTCACTCTCCGACATCGGTAATGGTCGTCGTCTTGTGGATTCTTTTGGTTCTTCTATCCGCTATACGCCTGGCATCGGCTGGTTTATTTGGAACGGTCAGTATTGGAAATCTGATGCTGAAGATTTAGGTATGCAGGAGTTGGCTAAGAAATTGGCTCCTATTATTGCTTCCGAAGTGTCGCAGTATGACGACCCAGATAAGAAAAACGATGTAGTCAAATGGGCTAACCAAGCCAAGGCTAATGGTCGCCTAAACGGTGCCATTGAGAGTTCCAACTCTGACCCCAGAATCACCACTTCGGTTGACAGTTGGGATGGCGACAAGCACCTGCTAGGTGTCGCAAACGGCGTAGTAGACCTCAAGACAGGCGAACTAATCAAGGGTAAGCCAGAACTCCACATCACCAAGAGAGCGCCTGTAGGGTACACACAGGGGCTCCGTAATGTGCGTTGGGAGCAGTTTATCGACTACGCCACTGGTGGCGATAAGGAACTTCAGGAGTGGCTACAGCGTGCTGCTGGGTACACCCTCACTGGGTTGAATACCCAAGATGTTATGTTCTTGGTTTACGGTCCACCAGGCTCTGGTAAGAACACATTTGTTGAAGCACTTGTAAAAGCATTAGGCACTCAGCAATACTCTTGGCCTTTGGATTCAAGCATCCTTGCTGCCAATGACGGCAACTCCAGTAGCACAGATTTATACCACTGGGCTGAGTTGCGTGGTCGCCGTATGGTTTGGGTTGACGAGTTGCCAGACTCTGAGCGTCTAAAAGAGAACTCCGTGAAGAAACTAACTGGTTCATCTGAAATCTCTGCTCGTTCTCCGGGTGAGAAGCCGTTTACATTTGAGTCCAGTGCCAAGTTGTGGGTTACTACTAACCACCGACCAATCATTACTGACGAGGCTATGTGGCGTCGTCTTCGACCGATTCCTTGGAGCAATGTTCCTGAGTCTCCAGACCCAGACCTAAAGGCTTACTTGTTTGACCCAGAGGGTGCTTTACCTGCTGTCCTGTCTTGGGCAGTCGAGGGTGCGATTCGGTACTTGGGTTCTTCTGCTCGCGACCCTCTTGGTATGTGTTCTGCTGTCAAAGTTGCTAGCGAGATGTATCAAAAGAATGAAGACCGTATTGGTATGTTCCTTGAAGAAGAGACTAAAGAATCTAATGGTGGAGCGTTGGCAGTAAAGTCTCTATTCTCTGTCTACCGTATGTGGTCTGAAGACCGAGGTGAGCGGGCTATGACTCAGATTGCGTTCCAGCGTAAATTGTCTGACCGTGGGCTGGACATTGTTGGTCAAGGTTCTCGTGCCGAGATTCAGAATATGGTTCTGATACCTAAGGCAGTACCGACATCGACTGATGTCAACTGGGATGCCATAACTAGATTTAACCGTTTCTAGACTTAGATACTTACAGATATGTTGTAGAGTAAAAGAGTCTGGTTGCGGGAGAGTAACAAGACAGGGACTGGGGTCACAAGACCCCAGCCCCACCTAATAGAAAGATAAATACGCATGAAAATTGTTATAGCGACACCTATGTATGGTGGAAACTCTAAGAGCGTCTATGTATCTTGCCTCACTCAGTTGACTGGTGAATTGGCAAAGGCTGGGCACACTGTAAACATTATGTCCATCACCAATGAAAGCCTCATTACTAGAGCGCGAAACACTCTTGCTCATATGTTTATGAAGAGCGACGGTGATGCTCTTCTATTCATCGATGGAGACCACGGTTGGGTATCTGAAGACATCGTAAAGATGATTAACTCTGGTAAAGACCTTATCGGTGCCATCTACCCAATGAAGTCCATCAACTGGGACAACATCCGTGCCGCAGCGCTTGCTGGTAAGGAAAACCTAGAACTTTACTCTGGCAACTTTGCCATCAACTTCCTACCTGAGCCTCAGAACTTTAAGGCTGATGAACCTTTCAAGGTTCGCGATGTCGGCACTGGAATGATGTTTATTCGTCGTAATGTTCTTGAAGAAATGGCGAAGTCTGACCTAGTCAAGAAGTACAAGAACAACTCGCCTAGCGTCGACATTGCTATGGGTGAAGAAATTACTGAATACTTCACCACTTACATCACGCCTGAGCCAGAGGCAATCTTGCTATCTGAAGACTATGCTTTCTGTGACATCTGGCGTAAGTTAGGTCACGATGCGTGGGCTGCTCCTTGGGTTCGTATTACCCACGCTGGTGAGTTCAACTTCCCTGGCTACTTCCTAAATACTTTGGAAATTACTGGTCAAATGCAGGTAGACGAAAACGCTACTCCTAGTCAGCCAGTCCCTGCTGAATTGAGTCAAGCAGATTCTTTACAGTCGTTGGATACCATACTCGATGATTCTGAGTCGGAATAGAATCTCGGTTTAGTCCGTCAGCAATCTTTCTAAACGAAGCCCCTTGAGAACGCTCTAAGACCACTCGGTCTTTGACTTCTTGGGGGGTTTTGTTCATTGGTCCCATATCTACACCCCACACGACACCGCGAGCGCGACGGTCTTTGTGTACATCTTTCTGACGCTCAGCGATAATTCCGCGTTCCATCTCGGCTAAGGCAGACATAATGGTCACAACAAAACGACCTTGATAAGTTGCTGTGTCCAGATTGAGGTCAAGCATAACTAGACGCCAACCATTGGCATTTGCTCTGTCAATAATGTTCAAGAAATCTTTTGTGGAGCGGGCTAATCTGTCGATACGGGTAACAAATAAAGCATTAGCCTCACCAGAATCAAGGCGTTTGAGGGCTGCGGTGAGTGCTGGTCTCCCTGAAATGTTTTTTCCAGAGCGACCCTCTTCGCGAATTAGTTCAATGTTTGTGTACCCAGCAATCTCGGCTGAGGTTTGTAGTTGACGCTCTTGAACATCAAGGCTTACCCCATCATTGACTTGGAGTTGAGTCGAGACGCGAGCGTAGAGTAACGCTATCTCTTTATTCGGTTCCGTCATTGTCGACCTGCTTAGCCTCTGCTAGTTGAGCCTTACGCTTTACTTTGAATTCTTTAGCCAAGTGGAAGTCGGTCTTGTTTTTGCTGTGAACGGTCTTTACCTGTTCTGGTCTGAAACTGCGAATACACTCTAATCCTTTAGGTCCACCGTAGACATCAATCCAAATAATGTTTTTCTCGGTAATTACTTTTTTGATAAAACGGAAGCGACCTCGCTGTCCAGCAATCTTTAGTTCAGTACCCTTTACAACATTGCGACCATTGATTTGAATTTCGGTTTGGATATCCCAAGCGTCGCAAGGCTTAGGTGCCACTGGCACCACTGTCTTTTTCCTAGCCATAATAATCTCCTTATTTGCTATTAGAAACAATAGCACATACTACTGACATTATGCTAATCCAATGTATTCGTGTGAATAACTCCAACGGTTAGGGTCAATGCTCCAACGCTGTTTTCCGTCTAAGTTTTGCCCGTCTGTGCGACGCTTATGGTTTTTAGATGTCGGTTTCCATAGTGGCGACTGGTCTCGATAACCGCCGAGGCGGGGGTGGCTGGTCTTAGAGAAATAACGCTTACCGTTGTCTAGGTAGTGCTGAGCAACTAACTCTGAAAGTTTAGGTCCCAGTCCAAAGCCTTGGTAGTCTGGGTGGATTACTAAACGATGCTCTCGGTACGCTTCCTTTACAGTTCCTGACGGATATGCGATAGATGCAACAAAACCTACTACTTCTCCGTTCCAGAGTGCCAAGTAGCAGTGTGCTGATTTGTTGAGCGATTCGGAGAGATAGTGATGCGGAGCGAAGTGGCTCCAAATTTCGTTTGAGCACGACTGTACTTCAAGTACCATTTCTGGTCGATGAAGATACCTTCCCGAAGCCCACTCGCCTCTGTCAGTGTCAATAATCCAGTCTGGCTCTATGTATTCCAAAATGTCTCGGTGACAGGTAGCCAAGACAATACCTTTTATGTCGTTCTTTCTTACATAGCGAGCCATTGCGGTTGAAGCAGCCTTAGCGACATTGCGGTCAATTACGGAAGTGAATTCGTCGATGTGTGCGTTATTTTCTAGTGAGCGTGCCAAGTCAGCGCGGAACTGCTGGCCATTAGATAGGACTTCGTAAGGCTTTACC